TCGCTGCGCTCCAGTCTCTAGTTGCCTTCGGCGGCCCTTCGCTTCGCTCACCCCGAAAAATAGACAAGCAAGACCGCACAGGTCAACACATTGTGTGCCTATAAGTGCCTGAAATCACACAATGACTGGACGAAATGCACAACCAGAACACCCCGATGCACAACCAATGCACAACCAAGACCGATGCACTGAACACCACGAACACCCCGAACACCCTAGGCTTCGCACACATATGATGGATTGCCAATACCGAACACACACATCGTGTGTGCATGATGTGGGTAGAATGTCTTAATATATATGGGAGTGCAAAATACCCGTTCGACCTGTGCATGCCGACAATCAATAACAATTCCAATACGTTGACCTGTGCAGTGACCTGTGCGTGACCTGTGCGACCTGTGCAGGATTTCAACACATTGAGTGAGCAAAACACACATTGACACAATGAGACCAAAGAAAAAAAGAAGCTTAATAAGGGTAGGTATTCTATGACCCACTATAAGGTTTTGTCTTGTCTCCCGGTACGCCCAGTTTCTATGGAATCCGATGAAATTAGGCTTAATACCCTTGCAGGGGCTGTGAAAAACTACGTTTTTTTCTATGGATACCAGGCAACACAAAAAAAATACACAATGTGTTACTATGTTATTGACACACAACGTGTGCATTCATATAATCTTCACATGGTCAATGGTGACCAGTAAACAAGGGATGACACACAATGAAAAACATTCAAGAGCCTGTAGTAGTCAAGGCAACCATTCGTCGATCCATGTACAGCACATGGATCACTGCTGAAATGTCAGACGGTACAGAAACCAGACTGTTTGATTATTTCCGGGATGAAATTGCATTTTCAGCACGCGAGTTCATTGGCAAAACCAAAGCCGATGCACTGGCACTGAAATTCAAACGCGACCGTAATTACCTACGATAAACAAAGGATAAACAATGTTCACACTCACACTAGGCTGCGCAATTATCACAATGACAATCACTCTTGCACATGTAGCACATGTAGCAATTGACATACTACAAACAAAGGACAACTAAAAATGGGATTCAAACCACTACAAGAAAACGATCCGAATTATGAATGGACCAGCTTTGGAAATTATCCAGAAAAAAAACCACAACTGGCACACATTCGCCGGGATTCTGTCGAATGGAATTATGCATGGGGTCAACTACTAGACATGCTCGAGATTAAGGATTTCGACGGGTGGCAATATATGGGTAGTGAATTTGTTTTCGATAAATGGATCCACACATTCCGCAATCGTTATTACCTGGGGCAACGAACATATAAAAAAGTATTCGCAAGCCATACGCCAGCAAACAAAGGATAAAAAATGCAAGCTATACAAAATAAAAAAGACTATTTCATTGATGAGTATATCGTCGAGCAATCCGCAAACGATGAACACACATATCTTGTAATGGCTCTACATTTCACAGCGTATCAAAATGGAAATTCAGACTGGCCTTCATCATTTGTATGTGAGTGTGATTCGTTGCAAGTGGCCGAAATAATAGCGGACCTACTAAACAAAGGATAAAACAATGAAAAAAACAGACTATCAACCAAAATGGAATCCAGCTTTTACAGGACCAAAGCCCAAAACTATAAAGGCATATGAGTTCGGCATTCCCGGTTTAGTGGTATTCAAAAGTGGTCATAACTGGAACATTGGCCATGTGTCAAGTGGACATAATGTTATCAGTGGCTGGTTTACTAAACGCAAAAACGCTGTGGCGCGTGCGTTGATTGCACAAGATGAAATTCCAATTGACTGGACCAAGGCCCAAAACCAACTACCAAAAGAACGCGGTAACCAATGGTATGAAATTCTAAAATGGGGTTATGTGCGATCAAATGCTGTACCTTATATCCATAGCTGGACCTATGGTGAATTGATGCGCTTTGCTATGGACGGAATCTCCGAAGGCTTATGTGGTGCATGTGGTGAGGTTTCAGGCAATCACGAACCAGACGCGCGCAACAATTGGTGCCCGTGTTGTGGTGAAAAGAAGGTGACCAGTGCAATGGTCCTGGCTGGAATGGTTTAGTTGATTGACAATTCATAGAACACACACACGTGTGTGTGTGTGTTTTGTTGAGTGATTGATTAATAAAACAAAGGATAAAAATGAATACGATAAAGGTTTATGACGGGCCGTCATTACTCGACGGTCAACGGATAATTGTGCTCTTGACTGGATTGAAGAATTCCAGCGCCAATACAAAAACGGGTGATATGTTGCAGACGTGGATCTTACGTTATGACATCGCACCGAACGAAGCAGTAAAAACGGGTGAAGATTCTAGTATTTGCGGGAATTGCCCATTGCGCCCGATTCACTACAAATCAAACGGAATGAAAAAACCGTGTTACGTGAAAACGTTTCAGGCGCCACGATCCACATGGAAAGCGAACAAAGATCTACCAGTGCATGACCCACACACGGTCAAACAATTGATTGACGGTAGGAGGGTTCGGCGAGGCTCTTATGGTGATCCAAGTGCTGTACCTATTTCCGTATGGGAAATGCTCGACAATGGTGAACGCCCAACGGGATATACTCACCAATGGAAAACGGGAGCGAATTTATCAGCATACGTTATGGCAAGCGTTCACAGTTCTACCGAACGCGCGCAAGCAAAATCAAAAGGTTATAGAACATTCCGCATCATTTCAGACGTGAGCGAAATCGAAACCGGCGAGATTTTGTGCCCTGCGAGTAAAGAAGCGGGAACACGGACCACATGTGAAAAATGTGGATTGTGCAATGGTTCAAAAGAAAACGATAAGCGTAAGGACGTTGCAATAGTCGCGCATTGAATAAATAAATAGTTATCTACCCCATGTGCTATGTGTGCATGGGGTATTTTTTGTTAAGCGATCCAATGTGATCGCTTTTGATCCTTAAGGATAAAATTACACTAATCCAGTGATTATAAGGGGTTGCACGTATGGCAAGAATTGACGCGAAATAAGGCGATCTAACGGTACTTTGCATCGCACACAGGTAAAACTACGTGTGATAAAATAAAGGTGCTCAAATCGCATTCTTAAATAATGACCATATATGGCAACGTGCCATATATGGCGAATATATGGTGCCATATATCTAAGTACGCGTAATCATTGAGGTTTCATGCAAGTGCTTGAAATCATTGAGGATTTTGTAAGTGCCCGTAATCATTGGGCTTTTGTAAGTGCTTGAAATCATTGAAAAAATCGAAAAAAATAACATATGTTACAAGAAGGGCCGCACAGGTAATTTATTTTACCATTTGCATAACTTTTATTACATACGCAACCCCAATTCATTTTGAAAACGATACCCCCCGGTGGGTTAATTATTTTCAACACAATGTGTTTTTTTGATTGACGCTGTCTACTGATGTTACTATTGTCGCTGTTGTGGTGAGTGACCACATAAACAAAGGAGAAAAGAATGGACAAGCTTACTAGAAAACTGCGTAAAAAATGGGGCCTGCCAAAGTTTGAGCGGGAATGCCGGTTGACGTATGAGGGCAGCAGGCTCAAAAAGGCTTACAAAGTGCCGGGAACACGTGAGCACGGGTGGCACGCCATGATGATGATGCAAGTGTATAGAAATATAAAAGAGGCAATGGAGGGCAAAGATGTTTAAAAGTCCAGCCGACTCTGCGTTGTTAAAGGCCCGAATAAATGGTGACCCAAAGCGCATTAAGCAAATTGAAGAGAAGACTACAAAGTGTCCGTACTGCGGCATGCGTTGGTTCAAAAACGGTCGCCAATATCACCAAGAAAACTGCACTCTGTGAAAGAAATAATTGTTGACACCATTACACGTTGTAAGGAGAATAGCCGCCATGAGTAACAACTGGAACCCTCTGATTGCCGGAAAGGCGCGACGAAGAGTAGCTGAACATCTTGAAGTTCAACTGCTCTCTCAGGAAAAATTTGGTGCGATGATGAACGCGCACAAAAACACAATTCATTCCTGGGAGTCTGGTCGCCGCGTACCTGAAAACGGCATGCAATTTATATTTTACAAACTAATAGAAGACCCATCATTCATAAATGAAGTACGGAGGCTAATCGGAAATGAGCAGAACACTGGAAGCTGACACGCCTTTGGCGGTAATGAGGGAAAAGCGCGGGCTAACACGTGAAAACCTATGTGCCATGGCGCAGGACGCAGGGTTTCACCTGTCATACTCAACGCTTGTTCAATACGAGCGTGGTGAGCGAAAGCCACGTGTTGACCTGGCGCTATGGTTATCAAAAATCTTTAACAAAAAAGTGGAGGCGCTCTTTGGGTAACATCGTTTTATCGAATAGCGGCATTGGCTCACTTCAAACCTGCCCGTTTATGTACTACCTGAAAAACATAGAGGACTGGGAGATGATAGAAAAACCCATCTACTATGCAGTGGGTGGTGCATTTCACACGGGCAAAGAGTTGATAAGAAAGGAGATGCCTCTGCCAGAAGCAATTGCAGAAGCCACAAAGGTGTTTGACGACGATATTGATAGTCGGGCTTTGGTCGCCGCAATGCTGTCTGAGTGGTACAAGGCGAGCAGGCAGTTCTACCAGGATTACGAAATCGTAGACGTTGAGATGAAGATTGAACTTCCCCTTGCTGAGTATGAGGGTGGCGAGATTTATTTTGCCGGTATGGCAGATGCATTATTGAAAGATAAAAACGGCAGACTGTTTGTTGGTGAGAGTAAGACCACCAGTGACTCTGTTGACCGTTTCTGTTCAAAGCTATGGGCACAACGGCAGGGTTTGCTTTATGTGTGGGCGTTGCGACGCCTGGGGTATGACGTGGTTGGGATCATCTATGACGTTACAAAAAAAGCAACTATCAAGCGCGGCATGGCTACGCCGATGGAAAAGCGCAAATATAAGAAAGATGGCGAAACCCTATATGCTGGGCAGAGGGAGCATGACGAGTCGTATAGCGAGTACCTTAGCCGACTCAAACAGTGGTACCAGTCGAAGCCGGAAAGCTTTGCCCAGGAGGTAATCGTACATAGTAAGCAGCAGCTTGATGCAATAGAAAACGACATGTCGAATATACTCAAGGCATTGGTTTTCTACCAGGCAACTGACAACTGGCCTCGCTCTCTGAGCAGTTGTTATGCCTACAACCGGGCGTGTGAATTTGCCCACTACTGCAGCGCAGGAAATGATGAGTTAATCCTGCAATCTCTATACAAGAAACGTGACCGTGTATTCAGCAAATTAATAAACAAAGGAGAAACTGATGAGTTTAATACCAACTAAAAAAAGCCCTATCGTGAATGCGGCGAGTGCTCAATGCATAACGATTATTGGGGCACCTAAAATCGGCAAGTCAACGTTTGCCAGTCAATTTCCCAACGCCTTATTTGCGGCAACAGAGCCGGGGCTAAACTTTCTGGAGGTGTACGAGACATCAATACGTGGCTGGAAGGAATTCACTACCTTGTGTCGCGAACTGTCGAAAGATCCAAAGCACATTGAGACGCTGGTCATCGATACGGTTGATTTGCTTTACATCCAGTGTGTCGCCCACCACTGTACAGAGCATGACATCGCCCACCCGAGCGAATTGAATTACGGCAAAGGGTTTAGTCTTATAAACAACGATTTTCGGCGGGTGCTATCTTTGCTGACATTGTTGCAAACGAAAGCCAAGAACCCAATGGGGCTTGTTTTTATCACTCATGCTAAAGAGGTAGAGGTAGACACTCGAATTGGAAAATCCATGCAGTGGCGCTCGACGTTGCCTCAATCGGCAGCAAACATTGTGCTTGGTATGAGTGAAATGATTTTATTTTTAGATGTTGAAAACAACGAGCGTTTGATTAGGACAAACAAATCGGAAAGATGGACTGCGGGCGACCGCACTGGTCGATTGCCTGAGAAATTACCACTTAGCTACAAAGCATTAACCGCCGCACTGGAGGCAAACAATGAGTGAAATAAACTGGAATGCGCTCGACGAAGCGTACAAAGCCGCACCCAAAAACACGATGAGTGAGCCAGCTCCGGTGCCTGATGGTACCTACGAGACCAGGGTGCACACGGTTCAATTTATGGTGTCAAAGACGGGCAACCCGTTCCTATTCTGGGTACTTGAGATACAAGAAGGGCCGCACGAGGGACGAAATATCCTAAAACGGAACATGCTGCTTAACCCAAAGAACATGTCTCATTTCAAAAAAGATGTGGCCGCTTGTGGTATTGAGCCGCCAGATGGTCTGGCAATGTTCAGTGATGCAGACAAGCGTGGTGCTTTTTGCTCAAGCCTTTTGGATAAGATCATTGTTTGTAGAAAGAAGACTAAGGGAGAGTTCAGTGACGTTTGGTTCCAGCAACTCAAACAGTCCCCGGTGGAGGCGCCCGCAAAGGCAGTCAACACTTTCGCTGATGATGATATCCCATTCTAAGGAAAGGTAATGGGCAAGGGTCAGCGAGACAAAGGTCATCGTTTCGAGCGGCAGGTGGCGGCAGATGCCACCGTCGCTCTAGGCGAGAAGGTTCAACGGACAATCCAGTACAGGGGAGGCCAGTCTGAAGGCTCTGACGTAGTGGTGGAGCCGTTTGCAATTGAGTGTAAGCACTATAAAAAGCTTGGCGGTCTAATCAACAGGGCATACGAGCAGGCAAAGAAGGATGCCAAGGAAGGATTCATCCCTATCTGCATTTGCAAGGGTGACAGGCAAGAGCCTTTGGTCACCATGGGATACAAGGATTTCTGGGAACTGATAAAAGAATGGAGGGAAAGGGGTGAGTAAGAAATCAAGCGTTGAAGCTCGACTTGAAGAATTTATAAACGACATGAAGCAAGAGCTTCCAAAGACATATGATCTGCTCAAAGACACAGGCCTTTGGGAGATGTATGTAATTCGAGTTAGTGAGGATATTGAAGCAGGATTGCGAGCGGAGGCCTACCTGGAGGAGCACCGAGAGGATCTAGAAGAAGCAGTTACTGCTGCCCTTGGGTTTATCAAAGAAAGGCAAGCAGCAGTCAGAGCTGTCGTTGGTTCGGATGAAAGCAGTAGAAACTAAGTATCAATGTGACAACTGCAAGCGCGTCACCTATATTCAGCAGGGGAGGTCACCATCCGGGTGGTACTCCCTGAAACTTTGGAACGATGAGAATGAACCAGACAATACACAAGATATCTGCGACAGTTGTTCGCAGGCGGTACTCCAATGTCTCGGAAGACGCAAAGGAATTGAAAGAGGAAGACACTTCGAGAAGCCACCTCAAGAGCACCTCAAGTCACCACAAGCGTGCGACAACCAATCCAAAATCTTTGCCGCCAGAATGGCCAGCTCCACCACCGACTAATTGAACATCGTCGCCACGGTAGCCTGTGGCTTTACATCTCCCATGGGTAGTCCGGTTATACCCCTTACGCGGTGTCTCCCAAGGGTGCCGTGAAGCTCTCTAGCTGTGCTGATCTCTTTACATATTGCCACCATAAGCGAGTGAACCTTTACAGGGTATCGAACGCCATGCTGGCGGCAGAACATCTGGTAAACCTCATGCAAGTGTGCTTTTGAGATAAACCCACTGCCATCATCATTGACTTTCGTGAATGGTCCCTGCCGCTTTTCCCCTGCTGCCTCTACCCAGTCACCTATCACCGAGTTCAAGCCCACCTCTGCAAGGTACTGAGCAAAGGTAACCTGTGACGGACGAGATGCATCGAGGAGCACCTGCCTGCTGTTGTTTTCAAATGGTGTGGCCATGTCGCGCTCTATTTTTCGCTCGAGAAGTGAGTGAAGAAACATTGACGCTCCCGGCCAACCCTTGTTTCGTTCGGCTATTAGCTTTTTGATTACACCTGGAGGTAGCTTCTTGTCCTGCCTGAAGACGCTGTACCGCCTGTCACCGGCCTCGAGCTTGATTGGCATGTCGTCGTTTGACATTAAAACCATGTTGAACCAGATGGGGATCTCCTCCGCTGCTGTACGCATGCGGCGCTGCTGTATTGATGGCTCAGTTATCCATGCCTTCAGCCTGTTGAGACTCTTTGAGTCCCGGTAACCGGAACACGCCACCTCGTTAGCAATAAGCATCAGTACGCTGCCAAATGAGCTTACGTCAAACTTATCCTCCATCTGGCCTTGAAGTATCTCGGTCATCATGCGACCATATATGGCTCGCATCACCCCGTCTGGACCCCAGAACAAGCCTTTTCCTGTCCCTTGCTCACCATAAAAAACCAGCGCAGTCTTGTTTCTGTGTGCACCCTTTCCCCGGTAGAGGTGCTGTAGTGGGTTCGCTATCCAATCCATGGCGTACTCGTAACCCTCTGAGTCTTCATTGCAGAGCCAGTGCAGCAACCACTTATATATCTCACTGTCACCCGGCTGTGGCTTTAGCGTTAGGCCACGGAATTGGTTTAGCCAGATGTTGTTATTTCTCAACGTCACAGGCTCCGTGGAGCGTGGGTCAAAAACGACATCCCTCGCCGCTGGTAAATTGCTTACCATAGCCTTTGCCTCTTCGTAGTCGTAGCCAGACTCCCGTAGACGCGACACCAAGGACTCACGCCCGCTTCCCGTAAACCACATGCCACCGCGCAAGTAAGCAAACTTATTATTGTCCAGCCGATAGAACTTGAAGTGAGTGCTCCTGGCGGCAGAGAGTAGCGACAAAACCTCCCTTCTGCCGTGCTTTTTCATCACATCAGTGAGGTCGTACCCATCTGGGAGAATAACTCGTCTGGCATTTGGAAAGGAGTTGGCGCTTTTCTGCCAGTACTTATCCCCTGCAATATCTGCGTCCATCACCAGAACCACAGAAGATGGTGGAGAATCAATTAGTTTGGCCGTAGCCTCCCACCACCCAGGTGATGCCGCAGAACCGCCGCAGGAGCCTATCACGCCGCCCTCTATAAGCTTCATCTCGCGCATCGCACACAAAAGCAGCGTGTCTACTTCGCCTTCGGCAACGTATAGGGTGGAGCCAGCCGCGTATTTTGCCGCCGCTGGGGGAGGATCACCAAACCAAACCGGTGTGCCAGACTCCAAGCCAACCATCTCGTTTTTTATGCGTACTGACTTGAGCTTCGTTTCGCCGTAGCCAGAGAACCGCCGAACACCACTGACAACAACACCGTCTTTATCTCTCAACGGCATAAGCAACTTATGTTGCGGGTACGACTGCCAGTAATCTTGCTTAAACCCAGCTGTCCACCCGCATAGGTTCACAGCTTCTTCCGCAATGTCATCATCTGCCCATCGCCGCCTAAAATAGGCAAACTTGTGTTGGCTCTGAACAGCCAGTGCCTTAACCCATGTCTCGTTGATGTCTATCGGCTCAACAGCAACCTCTGGTTTTGGTCTCCTGGTAACCCTCGGTGGGACGTACCGCTCTCTTCCTGAAAGAATCTCATCGGTCACGCCCAACTCTTTCGCTAACTGCTTCGCTGTCCAGGTCTGCTCGCAGTTTCTGCAAGTAAATCCACCCGCATCATTCGCATCGCTTGCCCCAGGGGGGTAGCACATCGCTGGACCCCAGTTAGCACCCTGCTTTTTGTGAGGCACAACGGGACATGGAAGGTTTCTTACCGGGCTAGTTCCAGTAATCTTGTCAACAGCAGGGTAGCCTGCACAGTGAAGTACGTCGCGTATGTTCATGCCTGCATCCTTACTGCAATCCCAGAGGCTGTCAAGAATTTATAGTTTACTACACGAACTGTCTTCGTGTTCGGGGCTTAGTCTTCTTTTTTTTGGGCATTTTCCCTGCTCTTTGAAGTGCGATTGCTACTGCCGTTTCCTGTGGGAAACCCTCTCTAATAAGGCGGCGAATGTTCGCCTCGATGGCAACCTTTGATTTACCTCGCATCAGGGGCATTACTTCTGAACCTTTATAAACGGGTATTTGGCTCCCTTTTGCGGCAAACCCCAACTCCTGCCCGTTTTTATATTGTAGAGACCTATTGGCTCTCCCTTGTCACCGGTAAGCACCTCAACCCCTCGAGGCACAAGAAAATGAGGGGAGTATACGCCACGGTTGTCTGGGTACATGTACACCTCCAGCTCACCAAAGTCGTATGGTTGCCCGTGCGTTTTCATGGGGTTGCCCCCCCTTGGTCTTTCGGGTTGTGACTCAATCCCATGCTGTCTGGGCACTTGCTCTTCGGACCCCGTCTCCTTTGGGGAGTCTTCGTATCTGAATCCCGCGAACGCATGGAACGGTGATGCCGTTTTGGAGAAATTAGTGAATTCCGCCCGATTCCTTGCCGCCCGCGTTAGTAGGTCACTACCGTGTTTCCAGTCTGGCACTAGTAACCCTTCATGCTCTTTGCGAGTGCAGCCGCAGCCTTTGACCTGGCCGATCCCTTCTTTTTCTTTTTACGTGCAACCGCAGCCGCCTTTTTTCCTGCGGCAGTGTATGGGTATTTTTTACCATCAACTTTAGGCATCTTCTTTACCTCGTTTATCTACAATAGTTATCTCATCAGCCTCGAGCTGCACGAGTTGAAGGTTTTCTATAACCTCAAGCCATGCGTGGTAGAGACCTTTTTCCAGCAAATCGCCCAATCGATTAATCCACTCGTCCTGTGCCCACTTTGGCAGATGTGCCTTTGCCTGCGCCTCCCCGGCGGTTATGAGCAACGCTATCACTTCTTTCGGTGTCACTTGGTCACCTTTTTGCCCAACAGCTCAGCCTTGAGCTTTCCGTCACACTTGATAAGCACCTTACCTGCTGGCGGTGATGTCAGCTCTGGGTGATTTACAATTTCAATTGCTACTTTTTCGCATAGGCTTGGTCCGCACTGGATTGTTCCCAGTGGAATAAGGCAAGCTGCCACAACAGGCAAGGCGCGACGAAGGCCGTATGTAAGAGAAACGCCGAGCAGTGAGCATAGACTCGTAAACAATTCATCGCTGATTTCATAGCCCGTGTACACCGGCAGCACTGCCTTTACGATTACTAAAATACCAAGTGCCACGGCAGACTGCATGGTCAAGCTCTTGGTCATTGGTTTCTTTTCTACTTTGACTTCTAATTCTACTTTTTTCTTTGCCATTTTAGCTCCACCATATTCCATATCTCTTTCTTAAATCTTGCGCTGCTTTTTGCTTCGCCTTTAGTTTTTCTGCTTCTGTCACAGGAACAGCATGTGCACCGGGAGTTGGCGACGATGGGGTGCTTTTAACACCCATTGGACCTACATACTTACCATCGTCTATCGTTCCGACATCGGCACCCCATCGTTGCGGCGGCAACCGTTGTGCTTTTGGTTTTACACTTGAATACACGCCTGTCTGTAAAGGGGTAGCCGCCGGTTTTTTCTTCTTTCTGGTGTCGTAAGCAGGTGGCCCACTAAATAGCTCTGGCGTTGGGTCTGTGGTAGGGTACATATCAGGTATTTTTGCATCACTCGGCCAGTGAAACCTTGGCCCCGTGCCAGCAAAATAACCAAGGTGTGCACCACCCAGCTTTCTCGGTGAATCCCCAACGTGATGTCCCGGTCTTCTCTGTGGCATTACCTATCTCCCAGCCTGTCCAGGATTCGCTCCTGGTTTTTTATAATGACACTCTGGTTTGTTTCTAGCCGGATAGCCGTCTCTGCCGTTGTTTCAACCTTTTTTTTCAGGCGCGTGACCTCTTTATTTGTCAAGTTGATCCTCTGGTGGATTCGAGCGTCCTCGCTTTTAAAGTTTGCCTGGTGGTGCTCAGTATCTGCCCGCAATGCACCAATGTCCATGCTTGAGCTAATTACCCACGCAAGTGCAGCGCACACGCCAACAAGAACTGGCCACCACTTCAAAAGCTGTTGCTTCATGACAGCGTCAACTCCTTCAACATAGACTTCTTCATGCGATTTCTATCGCACTTGCCTCGGATTCCAGGAACAACACCAGAGCCTGTCCATTGGTGCACCTTCCATTCTTTCCAAGGCGCTAAGTTCTTCCTCGGCAACCCTTCGTTTCGGTATTCAGCCCACCATAGGTCCATCTTCCCCACCTCCTCCAGGAGGCCTTTGTCGGTGCAACCAAGCAAGCGTGACTGACTGGCCCATCTCGCGCAGTATAGGATTGGTGGAGAGCCAAACTCAGCCTCAACAACACGAGACCACTCGAGAATCCACTCGCAGTTCCAGTTGTCCTTGTTTTTCAAAAACCCCGATTCGACATCCAGTACCGGGCGTAGATCTGTTTCTTTGATGGTGCCGTAGTGAGCAATGAAGTTCCTTGCCTCGTTAATGGCATCAACTTTCTTCAACTTCTCGTAGGTGTCGGCGCGGCCAAAATGGTAACCACCCACGGGTATATCATTCCCTCGAGCAGAACCAAGGTTCCTGGCAGCTTTACTCTGCTTATGCGATGTGCCTTCTGAGATTTTTACCCAACAAAACGCAGCAAGCCCCGACTCTTTTACCTTATACCAGTTTACATTGCCCTGGTAATTAGAGACATCGATACCGTCAATCATCTCGTCGTCATCGGCGTACTTCAAATGTGACCAAGCAACGTCAGCTACCTTACTATCTTTGTGTTCATCAAGCAGGTAGGTGGCCGATGCCTTACAAGTCTGAGGCCCAACAATACCATCCAAAAGACCTGCATCGTGGCCAGCCGCATTGAGGGCTTGCTGAAGCTTCTTTGCGTCGTCGCGATTCATTTCTTCTTGGTTGCCTTCTTCTTGGCGGTCGCTTTCTTTTTCTTCTTAGGTGCAGCCTTCTTTTTGACTGGCTCTGTCTTGGCCTTGGCCCGACGAACTCTATGGGCAATTGAAAACATCTACTCCTCCACTAATATATTTGAAAACTCATGCGCTTGTGCTTGAGCTAATGTCATTGTTCCTTCCAGGATGTCCGATTCAGCCTGAGCCAGCACGGGCAAGTCCTCGGGGTTCTGTACGACGTGTTCCCAGATTGCCGCCGCCAGGTATTGCGGTTCCTTTATCTGTGCCACTACAGCCCCCTTCTAACATCA